AGTATGTAAACGGCTAAAATGTTTCTCATTTTATGGTATCCTTTCAATTATTTCATAATTGGCTTGAAGCCAGTGTGATATTGTGCAAACAACTTCATGTCTGCATTCATCTCCAATAGCTCGTGTTGTGCAGGGAAGTTGGATACAACACCTTGTCCTCTTGTGCTTTGCACATAGTCAATCTGCTCACCATTCAAGTACACAGAGTGTACTTTTTGTGTGTGATAGTCTGCAAAATCCTTTGGATATTGGTAGTTGCATTTGCTAGTAGGAATAATATATTCCTTGCGATTTTTAGGGTCTAGCATTGGGTCTGCTTTGCAGTAAGTGATTTTGATTTTTGTGTTTTTCATTTGTTTATTCCTTTCATAGTATAATTATTAAAACACTTTTACTAACGTTTCAAGTGTTTTTAATTATACGAAAGGATATAAGTTGTCAAGGGGGTAGGGTATTTTTGTACTCCCAACCAACATTTTTTGCTACTTTTTGTGTAAATATCACTTTGTGATAAGCATTTTAAAAGACAACTCACCTCTCATGTGCGTATGTGCAGCGTGAAAGGGTCGTTTTTGTGTTGCAATTTACATTCTCATGGAGAATGAGGGCAGTTTTCTCTCACATGTGCGTGTGTCCGGGAATATGCACACACATAAGGCACATTTGCATAGGGGTGGGCGATCGCCATGCCACCCGCCTACGTATACGTGTACACAGAAATACACAGATTAGGATATTTAAGTGTTAACCACAACAGTAACTGACATATAAAGTGTTGCAAGTATGCAACAGTTGCAACATTGCCACACTAAATACTACAAAATTATACTTATTTAATTATTTTGGGGTTGACAAGCTACAGAAAAAACGTATAATTACCATATACAACTACTACAGTTAAACTGTTACACTTTAAAAATAAAATAATACATAATAGTAACATATTATATATATAAAAAATCTTGGTAATACAGTATAATGTACATTCTGTACTAAAATAATAGTTGACATTTATGAAAAAATCAGTAAAACTTACATATACAGATGATATTCTGTCAAGAACTTATGATTCCCTTCGTAAGTATGACGATCTACGTGCAGTTCACGTACCACATTCCTCTGTACATTATATTAGAGCCCTTATCAAAAAAGATACAGGCATAGAATACCCACTTTCCCAAGTAGAAAATGCTATGAAAGCAGAGGGGTGGACAGAATAAAGGAGAAAATTTAAAATGTCAAAAGAAATGAGTGAAGCAGCTAAAATAAAAGTTATAAAAAGTATGAGTGCTGATGTCAAGTTAGGATATATCACAAGAGCCGATGCAATGCAAAGATTAAGGCAAGGTGGAATTACTTCAGATTTAATTGAAAAGCACTTTAGTAAAGGTGGTAATGTAACAGCCAAAAGAAAAATGGCTAATGGTGGATATTCAAAGCCACATAACTATTTTGCAGGTGGAAGCGTAAAAAATAATTTAAAATCTAAGTAGGACTGCTTACATGATAGACCCCATCACATTGTCAGCAGCCGTTACAGGTGCGACCACAGCATACAATGCTATAAAAAAAGCTATAATGGTGGGCAAAGAAATTGAAGACCTATCATCAGAGCTTGGCAAATGGATGTCAGCAGTTAGTGATGTAGATAATGTACATAGAAATGCTAATAATCCTACAGCTTTAGATAAACTATTTAATGGGTCTATTGAACAAGTAGCAATAGAAAGTTTTTCAGCTAAAAAGAAACTAGAAAAACAGAGAGAAGAACTACGAAATTTTTTAATAGCTCACTACGGCACACAAGCATGGGATGATTTATTAAGAGAAGAAGGTAGATTACGTAAAGCTAGACAGAAAGCTATCTACGCAAAAGAAGAACAGCAACGTAAAATAAGAGATTACACTATTATGGGTTTGGCTGCTTTAGTAGGTGTAAGTGGTTTAGGCTGGATGATATGGCTAATAAGTATGTCAGTTTAATCCTACTAATATTATTATTACTTCCAACTGCTTCAGCAAAAGAAGACGATGTGAAGATGACGACTTGTAGATTAGCAAGTCAAATACTAGGGAATAATCAGAGGGTATGTGTCTTTACAGGTGCAAACAATACACAGTACAGAGAGTATCTACCTTATGATGCAGGACCTTGCCCTAGACAATACCAATGTCCATATAGACCTAACAAAGAACCTTTTGATATTAAAAGTGTAGTTAGAAGTATAAAAAAGCAATTTAAGAATTGACAAGTAAACAAATAGATGCTATCATTCTCTTTATATTTAAAATGTCAATGCGTTTATTTACAGCATTTATTTTATTTATGTTAGTATATGCAATATCAATGGGAATATTAAATGATATTTGTGGATGTGCAAGAGATTATGATTTAACAAACTTATGGCGATAGAATGTTATGGGTATTATTTGTAATACTACAAGGAACAGAGATACAAGAAAATGTCTACTTCAATGATTTGGATACGTGCCTTGGATATGCACAAAAGCTACGAGCACAGGACTTACACCAAAGACAAGCAGGTGATAAAGTCTATCTCAAAGTATATTGCATTCCTCAGAAAGGTGATTAGATATGTGGATTCCAGTTATAACAATATTATGGGCACTGGGAGATAGTGCAACATGGGTAAATTTTCCAATGGTAAATTTTCCTTTTTCGTCAAGTGAAACTTGCTACGGATATATAGACAATGCAAGGGCTAAGATAACACAAGACCCTCAATACCTAAATGGTTACAGTACATGTGTTTACATAGGTAGTCCTACAGGAACAGGAGAATCAACATGATTGATTGGAATAAAATTAAATTTGAAGTATGGAATAAAAGATTTGGCGAAGGAACAAATTTTGATTTAGACTATGGTAAATTACTTATCATAGGTTTACTTGTTTATCATATATTCTTTCAAGGTTAGTCATGGCAGCTAAACTTGACAAATCTAAAATGGCTTGTAATAAACCAAGGCGAACACCTGACCATCCTACAAAGTCACATGTAGTGAAAGCATGTAAAGATGGTAAAGAAAAAATTATTCGCTTTGGTCAACAAGGTGTAAAAGGAGCAGGAAAAAATCCAAAAAGTAAAAAAGACAAAGCACGTAAGAAGTCTTACTATGCTCGTCATAACGCACAAGATGCCAGTCCTGATATATTTAGTGCAAGGTATTGGTCTCATAAAGTAAAATGGTAGGAAAATAAAAATGGCTAGAAAACTAACAGATTTAAGTGGTGACGGAAGAATAACACAAAAAGATGTTCTCATTGGTAGAGGTGTTATAAAAGCTAAAGCAGGAACACTTGCAACAAAAGCAAAAGCAAAAATAAAAAAAGTTGCAAGTAAATTAACAAAAGCAAGTAAAGCTCACGCTGGTCAAGCTAAAACCTTAAATAAAGTTGTAAAAGCTAAGAAAGGTTTGTTAGCTAAAAAGTCTACAGGCAGTGCTATTCCTTCTAATCCAAAACTTTATGCTGCTGTTAAAGCCGAAGCAAAAAGAAAATTTGATGTATATCCATCGGCATATGCAAATGCTTGGCTAGTACGTACTTATAAGTCTAGAGGTGGTAAATATAAAACTGGGGGAAGACGTTGAGAAAACCCGCAGGTGGCTTAACTAAATGGTTCAAAGAAGATTGGCGAGATGTTAAGACAGGCAAAGAATGTGGAAGGTCAGGAAAAGAAAAAAAGAGTAGACCATATCCAGCATGTAGACCTGCAAACGTAGCTAGTAAAATAAGCAAGAATGAAGCTAGAAAAAAAACAGGACCTGCAAGAGTTAATTGGTCTGTAACTGCATCAGGTAAAAAAAGAAAGCCTAAAACAATGGTAGCTAGAAAAGGCACGTTAGTTACTAAAAGAAAAACTAAAAGGAGAGCATAAATGTTTCAAGCACTTATTAGTCCAATAGCATCTTTAGCAGGTACATATTTAGAAGGCAGAGTAAATAAAGCAAAAGCCGAAACAGAAGTTAAAGTAGCTCGTGCTAAAGCAGAAGCTAAAGTATACGAAACAGAAGCTACATCTTCTATGCTTATGGAACAGAACCTTACAGCACAAATGGCAGGTTCGTGGAAAGATGAATTTTGGACAATAATTTTTGGTGGTATATTGGTTGGGTGTTTCCTACCTTGGACACAACCATACGTTAAAGAAGGGTTTGATTTCTTAAATGCGAACACACCTTCTTGGTTTGCTAACTGTTTATACATTAGCATAGGAGCATCCTTTGGCTACAGATTTGGTAAGCAAGGATTACAGATTATGAATGGGAGAAAATAGATATGCCAATGCATGGTAAAAAGAAAAAAGGAATGGCTCGTGGGGGAGCAATGAAACCTAAGAAGATGATGGGTGGCGGCATGGGTAAAAAGAAAAAAGGCTATGCTAGAGGTGGAGCTGCTAGACGTAGATAATGCCGTATCTCATAAGTAACGTACCCCATTTTCATTGTTGGGTACGGAAAGAGTTTACGTCTAATCATTTAAAATACCACGGAGAGTTTATACATGCGATGGTATTTGCAGTTAATACAATACCTGACAGGTCACTTAGCTTTCAACTAGTATTCACAGGTTGCGAAGCAGACTTTGAAGATGGACCTGAAACAAACATACATGGTGGAGCAATGTGGGCTAGGATGCCGATACAAGCACTCGTAGCCGACATTCCACTAGATGAATGGTCAGAACCAATGGAAGATCATTTAGCACAACCTTGGGATTGTGAGTCTAGAAATCACAGTGTAGTCGTGATGGACAGAGTAAGTTCAAGCCCTTGGCTTTGTAAGATCGGTGGAGAGTTTTACAAAGGTAAATATTTATTTACAGTGGACTACACAGATAGCGACATAGCAGATGATCCTGCTCAACATAAACAGTCGCATGTGTTATATCTGCTAGATGCAGGGAAGTGGACAGGAAACTTTGTTGCTTTACCTAATAATAGAGTCCGTGCAACAAGCCCTGCGTTGTGGGCTACTGGGGAAGGTGCTCCAGACTTTACACCATCTCAGTGGACACACTCGGCAGAAAGCCACGAAAGCTATCTAGACCCTAGCACAACATTTGATAATTTATACAATGACAACAAAAAACAAAAAAAGAAGAGACCCTAAAGTTGGAACAGGTAAAAAACCAAAAGGCAGTGGAAGACGTTTATACACGGATGAAAACCCTAAAGACACTGTTAGCATCAAATTCGCAACTCCATCTGACGCAAGAGCAACTGTTGCAAAGGTTAAAAAAATCAATAAACCATATGCAAGGAAAATTCAAATCCTCACAGTCGCAGAACAAAGAGCCAAAGTCATGGGTAAAACAGAAGTTGTCGCCATATTTAAAAGGGCGAAAGAACAGTTAAAAAAAGCAAGAGAAAAGAATGGCTGATAATAATAACGATTTAATTCCAGATAAGATGGCATATCAAGTAAACAAAAGGAGGATGGCATGGGTTTTAATTATTCTTATGGGTATTACCACTATCCTGACTTTGGCATTCCCAGACAGACTCGCAGAAGCAGAGAGTATTCTTATGACACAATACATAAGTATGTGTGGACTAGTTGGAGCGTATTTCGGTTTTAGTGCAATCAGTGGAAGAAAATAATGAACTATGGAAGGTATATTACAGTATTGGGAACAACTAGTATTTTTTCTAGGAGCTTTGGTTGTAGCTGTTAAGTTGCATACCGAAGTAACTACATTAAGAAAAGACGTAGATAAACTAGAAGAAGATTGTAAAACTGCTAATGAAAAAATACAAAATAATTTTGTAAGCTCAGTAAGAACTGAAAGTGCAGTAAAAGAAACTGAGAAAAAAATTGAATCTTTATTTCAATTACACAATAAAAAGAAAGAAAATTAATGGCTACATTTTTTATAGATAGATTAAGAGAAGAACTAAAGATAGATGAAGGGTGTAAATACGAAGTATATTTAGATCATCTTGGATTACCTACATTTGGTATAGGACATCTTATAACTCCAGATGATCCTGAATACATGATGGGAGTAGGAACACCTATTGATGAGATAAGAGTCAATGAAGTATTTGAACAAGATATAAATGTTACAATAGGTGAATGTAGAAAATTATTTGATGATTGGAATAAATTACCTGAAGAGGTACAGCTAATCATAGCTAACATGATGTTTAACATGGGCAGACCTAGACTTTCTAAATTTAAAAAGATGATACAAGCTATTAGAGATGGCGATTGGATTGAAGCAGGAAATCAAATGCAGGACTCACGATGGTACAAACAGGTAACAAACAGAGCAGACAGACTTATATCTCGCATGAAAGCAGTAGGCTTGAGTTAAAAAAACAAAGAATAAGAAAGAAACATATAGAAAACCTAAAAGAGTTTTTTAAACCTAGAAAAAGGGAGTTTATTAAATATGAGTAATAAAGATAAAATTAAAAGTAAAGTAGTAAAAATAGAAGCTACACCATACACGACACCAAGTGGTATATACAAAGGTGAGTATGTTACATATCAACAAAGGCTAAAAGAGATAGATAGAAAAAACGCTCTGAAGAATATAAAAACAGCCGTTAAAAAATCTTTTGGCGATATAGATTTAAGAAAAACTGGGTTATTTAGATAGTGGCTAGAAAATTAACAGAACGTCAACAAAAATTTATTGATGCATTGTTTGCAGAAGCAAATGGTAATATTAAAGATGCAAAGATAATTGCAGGATATGCTCCTTCAACAAACAATCAAGAAATAATAAATGCTTTGAAAGAAGAAATACTAGAAGCAACACAAATGTTCATGGCAAGTAATGCACCTAAAGCTGCACTTGCTATGGTAAGTGGCATTGATGATCCTACAGAACTAGGCACAAGAGATAAATTAAGTGCAGCAAAAGAACTGTTAGATCGTACAGGTTTAATTAAAACTGAGAAGATACAAGTAGAATCTTCAGGGGGTGTAATGTTAATGCCACCTAAAAAAGTAGAGGAAGATGAGTAGATCAACTGGTGAGTGGAAGTTACCTGAGTTAATAGACTTAAAAGAAAATAGTGAATGGGTAGCAATACCACGTATAGCAAAAACAACTCCGTTTGGATATAAACCTGATCCTGAGAATGATCACATTCTTAGACCTATACCTCGTGAGTTAGATGCACTTGAAAAAGCAAAGCAACATTTAAAACAGTATTCATATAGAGAAGTAGCTAATTGGTTAAGTAAGTTTACTGATAGATATATCTCACATATAGGATTAATGAAAAGAGTAAAGCGTGAGCAAAAACGTAAGAACAAAGCTAGAACTCTCCGTGTCTGGTCAGAGTATGCAGAAAAGGCGATCCAAGCCGCGAAAAAACTTGAAGAAGAAAGAACAAGTAGCAGAGCCTAAACCTGTTATAAGAGAGTTAGAAGAAATAGAAACTGTTCCTGAAGAAGAACAGAATGTAGTATTTAAACCGAATGCAGGACCTCAGACTGAGTTTCTTGCAGCAGGAGAAAGAGAAGTTCTATATGGTGGTTCAGCAGGTGGGGGTAAATCCTTTGCAATGTTGGCAGACCCACTCAGATACATGGGTCATCCAGCCTTTAGTGGGTTGCTCCTTAGACACACAACGGAAGAACTCAGGGAACTTATATTCAAATCGCAAGAACTCTATCCGAAAGTCTGGAAAGGGATCAAGTGGTCAGAAAGAAAAATGCAATGGGTAGCACCATCAGGTGCTAGACTATGGATGTCATATCTTGATAGAGACCAAGACGTTATGCGTTATCAGGGTTTAGCATTTAGTTGGATCGGTTTTGATGAATTAACACAATGGTCAAGTCCATTTGCTTGGAACTATATGCGTTCACGTTTACGTTCTACTGCACATGACTTACCAATCTTTATGAGAGCAACCACCAATCCGGGTGGTATTGGACATCAGTGGGTTAAGAAAATGTTTATTGACCCATCGCCTTTCGGAGAAGCATTTGACGCAACAGATATTGAAACAGGAGAAGTCCTCAAATACCCAGCAGGACACCCTAAAGCTGGAAAAGCTCTATTCAAACGGAGATTTATTCCTGCAAGATTATCTGACAATCCATACCTCTCAGAAAGTGGAGACTACGAAGCCATGCTCCTCTCTCTCCCAGAGCACCAAAGAAAACAGTTACTTGAAGGTGATTGGGATATTAAAGAAGGTGCGGCATTTAGCGAGTTTGATCGTAAGATACATGTTGTTAAACCCTTTCCGATTCCTAGTAATTGGATTAAGTTTAGGGCTTGTGACTATGGTTATGGGTCTTATTCGGGTGTGCTTTGGTTCGCTGTATCACCGGATGAACAATTGGTTGTTTACAGGGAACTTTACGTATCTAAGGTCCTTGCCACAGATTTGGCAGATATGATATTGGAGGTAGAAGCAGGAGATGGCAATATTAGATATGGTGTTTTGGACTCTAGCCTTTGGCATAATCGTGGCGATACTGGTCCTTCTTTGGCTGAACAAATGATCACACGAGGATGTCGTTGGAGACCATCCGATAGAAGTAAAGGAAGTCGTGTTTCAGGTAAAAATGAAATACATAGAAGATTACAGGTAGACGAGTTTACGGAACAACCTAGACTTGTATTTTTTAGTACATGTACTGAAATGATTTCACAGTTACCTGCAATACCATTAGACAAAAGAAATCCAGAAGATGTAGATACAAATGCAGAAGATCACTTGTATGACGCATTAAGATATGGTATAATGTCAAGACCAAGGTTTAGTATATTTGATTATGATCCTAACGTACCGAAACCTACATACCAACCATCTGATAGTACCTTTGGATATTAAGGAATAATATGGCAGAAGAAAATATGATAGACATAGAAGAGAACGTAGCTTCTTTAGAGGATGTAAAAGATATATCTAAAGAAGACGGCTCTGCAAATAATCTTATCCGTTATGTTATGGATAGATACCAAAAAGCAGAAGACTCTAGACAGAACGATGAAGATAGGTGGCTAAGAGCATATAGAAACTATCGTGGATTGTATGGTCCTGACGTACAATTTTCTGAAGCTGAAAAGTCAAGAGTGTTTGTTAAAATAACTAAAACAAAAACACTTGCAGCTTATGGTCAGATAACAGATGTATTGTTTGCAGGCAATAAGTTTCCATTAAGTGTAGAACCAACAGAGTTACCTGAAGGTGTATCTGAAAGTGTTCACATTGATTTAGAACCAAACCCACTAGAAGAACAACAACCTTTACCACCTGAATATACTGGTGGAGAATTACCTGCAGGATATAGAGGTACTGAACTAGGTCCACTAGAATCTAAACTAGCAGACCAAGAAGTAAAAGAAGGTCCGGGAACAAATCCAAAATCTGTAACTTATAGCCCTGCTATGATTGCAGCTAAACAAATGGAAAAGAAAATAATGGATCAATTAGAAGAATCTAATGCTTCTAAACATCTACGTAGTACAGCATTTGAAATGGCTTTATTTGGTACAGGTATAATGAAAGGACCTTTTGCTGTAGATAAAGAATATCCAAATTGGGATAAAGAGGGTGACTATGATCCAATAGTAAAAACTGTACCACAAGTAAGTCATGTATCTGTGTGGGATTTTTTTCCTGATCCTGATGCTACTAATATGGATGAAGCACAGTATGTTATAGAAAGACATAAACTATCTAGAACACAGCTACGTAATTTAAAGAAAAGACCATTCTTTAGAGATACAGTTATAGACAATGTAATTCAAATGGGTGAAGCCTATGTTCAAAAAGATTGGGAACATGATCTTGCAGACTATAATGATGAATATAGAATAGATAGATTTGAAGTTATTGAATATTGGGGTACAGTAGATAGAGATACGCTAGAACAAAATGAGATTGACATACCCAAAGAATTAGACGAGTTTGATGAATTACAGGTTAATATCTGGGTATGTCAAGACAATTTAATTAGAGCAGTATTAAATCCATTTACACCTGCAAGAATACCATATGTATCAGCACCTTATGAACTTAATCCATATTCATTCTTTGGTGTAGGTATTGCAGAAAATATGGATGATACACAAACATTAATGAATGGTTTTATGAGAATGGCAGTAGACAATGCTGTATTGTCAGGAAACTTATTAATAGAAGTTGATGAAACTAATTTAGTTCCGGGACAAGACTTATCAGTATATCCGGGAAAAGTTTTTAGAAGACAAGGTGGAGCTCCGGGACAAGCAATTTTTGGTACTAAGTTTCCAAACGTATCAAATGAGAACATGCAATTGTTTGACAAAGCAAGACAACTAGCAGATGAAAGCACAGGCTTACCATCATTTGCACACGGACAAACAGGTGTAGCAGGTACAGGAAGAACTGCATCAGGCATAAGTATGTTAATGAATGCAGCAAGTATAAGTATTAAATCTGTAATTAAAAATGTAGATGATTATTTATTAAGACCTCTAGGAGAAAGTCTATTTAGTTTTAATATGCAGTTTGATTTTAATCCTGATATACGTGGAGATTTAGAAGTTAAAGCTAGAGGAACAGAAAGTTTAATGGCTAATGAAGTAAGAAGCCAAAGGTTAATGCAATTCATGGGAACTGCTAGTAATCCTGCTCTTGCTCCATTTGCTAAGTTTCAATATATAATTAGAGAGATAGCTAAGTCAATGGATTTAGACCCTGACAAAGTTACAAACAATATGGAAGAAGCCGCACTACAAGCAAAGTTAATGCAAAGTATGCAACAACAACCACAACAACCTGAAGCAGGTGTTGACCCCAATGATTCAGCTGGAACTGGTGGTGGAACAATAGGAACAGGACAAGTGCCTATACCAAACGAACAAGGATTTACAGGTAATGTTGGACAAGAGACGCAAACAGCTACTCCTCAAACTCAAGGGGCTGGTGCAAGACAAGAACCTACTAGATAATTTTAACGAATACTTAGATTTATTAATAGAACAACAACATAAAGCTATGGAATATAGCGACAATATGACCTTGATGTATAGATCACAAGGTTCAATTGCTACATTAAGAAGATTAAAACTTCTGAGAGAGGAAGTGCTAGGAGTAAAGAATGAAAAATCAAATGGAAATGTTTGACCAAGGTGGACTTAAAGATGAGGGTGGCACAGTAGACCCTGTGTCTGGAAATGAAGTTCCAATAGGCTCTAATAAAGAAGAGGTTAGAGATGACATAGATGCTAAACTATCTGAAGGTGAGTTTGTATTTCCTGCTGATGTTGTTCGTTATATAGGTTTAGAAAAACTTATGATGATGAGACAAGAAGCAAAACAAGGTCTTAAAAAGATGGAAGCTATGGGTCAGATGGGCAACGCAGATGAAGCAACAGTTCGTGATGATTTACCTTTTGATGAAACAGATATCATAGCAGAAGACGATGACGGCAATGAAGTAGAAATGGCAGAAGGTGGATTAACTCCTTCATCTAAATATAATCAATTTATGGGTGGTGCAGGTATAAGACAAGTAGTGTATGTAAATCCTAAAACAGGAGATGAGATACTTGTTTATATGGTAAGTGGCACACCTATACCTTCTATCCCTCTGGGATATGTTCCAAAAGGTTCTGAACAAGCTAATACAGATGCAATTACAGAATCTAAACTAACTAATGCTATAGAACCACCTAAAAATATTCAAGAGGATAAAGATGAAACGTATACAGTATTTAATGGAAAGATTGTAAATCCGGGAGCCGATATAGTTTTAACAGGTGGTGATAGTTCTATACAGCCTGATACATGGGCTGACCTAGAAGCAGAAGGTATGTTTGGAAAAGCAGTAGACCAAAGCAAAGCTCCGGCAGGATGGACTACACAAAATCAAAGAGAGTATAATAAACTAAAAGAAAAAGGAAATGTAAAAGCAATGTGGAACGGAAAAGAATGGGATGTATATTCTCCTGATCCAGCATTTGCAGGTTCAGCCTTTGGTAAACCGGGAACTCGTGGATTAAAATCTAAATACGGAAATATCTTTGAAAATATAAAAACAGGATTTAGTCAAGACAAAAAAGAAGGAGAAGGTTTTACTTTACCTTTTGGTTTAGGTGTAGTATCAAAGATTGCACAAGCAAATAATAAAAAGATGGAAGATAATGTTGACTCTACTTTTGATGCATATGCTAAACGTAAAAAAGTAACAACAACAACAGCAGCAGGTAAAGGTCCGGGAACAACAAAACCAAGACCACTAAAACCAAAAACAGAAACACAGTTAAAGAACGTAGGTGTACAACAAACACAAACATCAACTAGTGATGACGATGATAGATTTAGAGAAAAAAGAAGACAACAACAAGAAGAAAAAGGAATAAGAGGATCAGGTTTAACTGAAAAACAAATAAAAGAAACAGACGATATCTTTGAAAAAAGCACTGGCATAAGAAGATAAGTGAATTAATATTGTTCACATTGTTGGCTACTCACACCCCCTAGTGGCTACTATGACCCCAACAACAAAGGAGAAGAACATGGCAGAACAAGCACAAGCTATGGTAAAAGAAGTTAAAGCAGAAAAGAAAGCATTTATGGCAAAGCCATACAGCAGAGAAGATAAAATAAAAAAAGACGAAGAAGAGTTAACTAAACTAGTAAAGGAGCAAAAAGGTGATACTGAATCTAAAGAACCTGAAAAGGAAACTGAAGATGAGATTATTCCTGAGAACGCTGAAGAGAGAAGTTTTAAGAAACGCTATGGTGACTTACGTAGGCACTCTCAAAAACAAGCTGAAGAACTAAAGAAAGAAGTTGAACAACTTAAAAAACAATTAGAGTCTTCAACAAAAGGTGAAATTAAACTACCAAAGACAGAAGAAGAATTAGAAACATGGGCGAAAGAATATCCTGATGTTGCCGCAATAGTTGAAACTATAGCAATTAAAAAAGCAAAAGAACAAAATGAGATGTTAGAGAATCGTATGAAAGAATACGAAGACCTACGAGTTGAAGCATCAAAAGAAAAAGCTGAAGCAGAGTTATTAAGATTACATCCTGACTTTGCAGAGATTAGAGACAGTGATGAGTTTCACGATTGGGCTGATCAACAGCCTAAGTGGGTACAAGATGCACTGTATGAGAATAGTGCTGATGCTAAATCTGCAGCAAGAGCAATTGATTTATATAAGGCAGACAAAGACATAAAGCCTAAAAAGAAATCAAATGAAAAAGATGCAGCTAAAGCTGTAGATACTAGATCAGAAAGAAGTAAACCAACTACAGATGAAACAGCTTCCTATTTAAAAGAGTCACAAGTTCAGAAGATGAGTCCTCAAGAATATGAGAAACGATCTGACGAAATAATGGAAGCTATACGTAGTGGTAAATTTATTTATGATATATCTGGCTCTGCTAGATAAATCGTAATTTGTAGTTGACAAACAAATATTTATGTGTATAACTACAAGCAAACCATAAACTAGCCCATATTATATGCAACCTAGTTTATGTTTAATTAATTAGCAAATTCCAGTAATACGAGAAGAACACTCTATTATGTTTAAGCCCAATCTTTGAATACGATTGCAACGTATTTTAAGTTTGCACCTTTAACAGTAGACCTCTAATGGTATGGTACTTTGCATCTGTTTAAGTAAAAGATAGGAGAATTAAAATGGCTTTTACTACTGCGGCAGGATATGGAAATTTACCTAACGGAAATTTCTCGCCAATTATCTATTCTAAACAGGTACAACTTGCTTTTCGTAAGGGTTCTGTTGTAGAAGCGATAACAAATTCAGACTACTTTGGTGAAATTGCAAACTTTGGAGATACAGTTAAAGTAATCAAAGAACCTGAAATCACAGTCAAGTCATATGCTCGTGGCACAACTATTTCACCACAAGACATTGACGATGAAGAGTTCTCTCTTACCATTGACAAAGCAAACTATTTTGCATTTAAAGTTGATGATATTGAAGAAGCTCATTCGCATATTAACTTTCAATCACTTGCATCTGATCGTGCAGCGTATAGATTGAAAGATCAATACGATCAAGAAGTATTAGGTTATTTATCAGGATTTAAACAGTCAGCACTACATGGTGTTGCTGATACTGCTAATACCACAGTCAACGGAACTAAAGCTGTTTCAACAGCAGGTAGTGACGAATTACTTTCTTCAATGAAAATTGACGCAAGTGACTTTGGCGATGGTGATGGTAGTACAGGTTCTGCAAGTAACAGTATCGTACTTCAGCCAAGAGCAGGTGGAGCAACAGACACAACTCCTGCTGATGGTAATACTTTTCCATTGACATTGATTGCTCGTATGTCAAGAAAATTAGATCAGCAAAATGTTGACTCAGCAAATAGATGGCTTGTAGTTGACCCTGTATTTGTTGAACTATTAAAAGATGAAGACTCAAGACTGTTTAACGCAGACTTTGGTGGAAACACAGGTGGTCTTCAGAATGGTATGGTTCTAAATAATTTACATGGTTTTAAAGTATACATGTCAAATAATTTGCCAACAGTTGGAACTGGTCCGGGAACTAACGCAGCTTCAAATACATCAAACTATGGTGTAATTGTTGCAGGTCATAGTTCTGCTATAGCAACTGCTGAACAAATCAATAAAACAGAAACTTACAGAGACCCTGATAGTTTCGCTGATATTGTTCGTGGTATGCATCTGTATGGTAGAAAGATACTTCGCCCTGAAGCCATCACTACTGCAATCTACAACATAGCGTAAGGGAGATTAGATTATGGCATTTGGTGATAATACACTTCAAGCAGCGAGAGGTAATTCGCAGCGTGGTAGAAATCCATACTTGGTTCAAACTGTTTTGAACTGGGCTACAGCTTTATCAGACAGACCTTCTGGTTCTCTTGCAGCAGCTGACGTTATTCCTGTTATAGCTGTACCAAAAGGTCACATGATACTAAACGCAGGTATTGAAGTTGATACTGCTACCGATGGTTCTACTTTTACAGTAGACCTAGGAACTGGTGTTGACCCTGACGTTTTTGTTGATGGCTTTGATGCTACATCTGCAGCAGGAGTGGTAGCACAAAATCCCGCAGCATACCAGCCAGTTATGGCTGTTGCTAACGATAACATTGATGTAACAATTGCATCACTTTCAGGTGGTGCAGTTACTTCAGGTAAGTTTCGTATTTGGGCACTTCTTATGGATTGTTCAGATATGGGTAGCGACATGGTTGCTGACGAAGTAGACAGAGATACATTAGCGTAACTCACACACAATAGAGGGCAGGGAAACTTGCCCTCTTATAACTAGGAATTTAGTATGACATTTGAAGTAAAAAGAAGAGTAAACGCTTTTGTAGGTTTAAGTTCAACTGATCTTACTACACTTTATACATGTCCTACAAACAAAACAGCAGTAATTAAAGAAGTATTTATTTGTAATACAGACACTACAAACAGTAGAGATATAACGATAGCAATTACTGACACATCAGCATCTACTACTTTTAATTTAATTAAAACTAAGACAGTAGGTAATGATGATTTTTTAAGATTAGATAGTGCAGACATTATATTAGAGTCAGGAGATATAATAAAGGCACAGGCAAGTGCTGTAGACGATTTAGAAGTTTCAGCTTTTATTGAGGAATATCCTGACCCAATGAGGTAAACATGTCAGTAACAACTGCAATGACAACATCTTTCAAACGAGAGTTACTTCAAGGCTTACATGATCTTGATGGACACACTCTTAAACTAGCTCTAATTAAATCAGGCGAATCAGGCACATTTGGAGCTTCTTCCACAAATTTTTCAGAACTATCATCAGATGAAGCATCAGGTACAGGGTACTCTAGTGGTGGTGCGACATTGGGAAGTGTATCTATAGCATTAGATGGTACAACAGCAACTGTAGATTTTGCAGATGTAAGTTTTAGTAACTCTACAATATCTGCATCAGGTGCAATGATATATAATACAAGTGCAAGTAATAGAGCAATAGCAGTAATTAGTTTTGGTGGAACAGTAGCATCTACAGCAGGTACATTTACAGTAACTATGCCAACAGCAGATGCAAGTAATGCAATTATAAGATTGGCATAAGTATGGCTCTTGAAGTACATGACAGAGTAAAAGAAACTACTACTACCACAGGAACTGATGCATATGCTTTAGGTGGTGCAGTAACAGGTTTTGAAACCTTTGGTTCACATTTAGGTGATACCGATACAACTTACTATGTGTGTACTGATGGTACAAACTTTGAAATTGGTATAGGTACATATAACACTTCTGGAAATACACTAACAAGATCAACTATACTTGCAAGTTCTAACTCAGGCAACGACAATATTCATACTTGGGCAGCAGGAACAAAAGAAATATTTATAACATATCCATCTAGTAAGGCTGTGTTTAAAGATGCAAGTGACAATATAAACGGAACATTTGTAGGTAATATCACAGGCAATGTCACAGGTAATACAAGTGGTAGTTCAGGCTCAACAACAGGCAACGCTGCAACAGCTACTGCTTTAGAAACAGCTAGAACAATAAACGGCACAAGTTTTGATGGAACAGGAAATATAACTGTAACTGCCGCGGCAGGAACATTAACAGGTAGTACACTTAACTCAGGAGTAACAGCATCTAGTTTAACTAGTCTTGGAACACTAGCTAGTAATTTAAACTTAGGGGGTCAAGACATTGTAACCACAACATCCAATCAAGATATTGATCTTGCAGCACATGGAACAGGTAGAGTTGTAATTAAAGGTAATGATAATGCAGGAGCATTAGTTCTTAATTGTGAAGCAAACAGTCATGGTCAAACAATTCTAGCTGCACCACATTCTGCTCAAGCAGCTAATACACTAAGACTTCCTGATCATGGTGCTGGTGTTACTACTACATCAGATTTAGTTTCTACAACAATAGCACAAACTTTAACTAACAAAACTATTGACTCAGATAGTAATACAATAACAAACATTGTTAACGCTGATATAAAATCTAGTGCAGCGATTGCAAATTCTAAACTAGCTAACTCAAGCATAACTGTATCTGATGGTTCTAGTTCAACTGCTGTAGCATTAGGTGGAACAGTTACATTTGCAGGAACAAGTAATGAAGTTGAGGTTGGAGAGAGTTCAGGAACAATAACAGTTGGACTACCTAATGATGTAACTATAGCAGGTAATCTTACAGTTAATGGTACTACAACTACAATAGACACAACTAACACACTTGTTAAAGACAGCTTACTAGGTTTAAATAATGGTGCATCTTCTAACTCTAATGACAGTGGTATCATTATAGAAAGAGGTTCTACAGGTAACGATGCTCTGTTTATATGGGATGAATCTGAAGACAAGTTTGCTTTAGGAACAACCACAGATAACGCAAGTAGTACAGGCAACCTTAACATGACAACAGGCACGTTGGTTGCTAACATAGAAGGTAATGTAACAGGTAATGTAACAGGCAACGTCAGTGGAAGTTCAGGTTCTACTACAGGTAATGCCGCAACAGCTACAGCACTAGCTACAGGTAGAACCATTGGAATGACAGGAGATGTCGTTTGGACATCTGCTAGTTTTGATGGATCAGGCAATGTAACAGGCAGTGCAACAATACAGTCAAGTGCTGTAGAAAATAGTATGTTAGCAGGTAGTATAGCTGACAGTAAACTTAATCAAATAACTACAGCAGGTAAAGTCGCTCTAGGTGCATTAGAAATAGATGGTGCAAGTGATATTGGTGCAGATTTAGCAGATGCTGATTTAATTATTGTTGATGATGGTGCAGGTGGAACAGAAGTAAAATCTGAATTAACAAGAGTTAAAAAATATATTTATTCTGCAATGTCAGGTGATGCAACTGCAAGTGATGCAGGAGCAGTAACAATAGCAAATGGTGCTGTAGAAACTGCAATGTTAGCTGATGATGCAGTTGATGCAGATAAGTTAGCGTCAAACGCTGTAGTCAATGCTAGTGTAGCATCAGGTGCAGCTATTGATGCAACTAAAATACATGATGGCACAATATCAAATACTGAGTTTGGACATTTAAATGGAGTATCATCTAATATACAAACACAGCTAGATGCAGGAACATCAAAAGGGTTCGCCACAGCTATGGCGATAGCGTTGTGAATAGGAGAATATAATGGCACAAGATTTTGAAAGAGCAGTAGCAAAAGACTCTACAAGTGATATTAACATAGGAAACTCAGCAGTTGCAGTTTTTGACTCTAATTCTGATGATGCTATTGTTGGAATAAGAATGGCAAATGTAATTACATCTCAAATAAATGTAGACTGTTTTGTTAGAACAGCAGCTGCAGGTGGTAGTGATTTAGATGTATACCTAATTAAAAATGCACCGATTCCTGTTGGAAGTAGTTTAGAGTTAATAGATGGTGGCAGTAAGATTGTATTACAAAATGGCGATCAGTTATTTGTAAAATCTGACACTGCTGACTCTTTAAATTGTTATGTTAGTTTTGTAGATGCTATCAGTGAGTAGGAGTAAACATGCCATACATAGGTAAAGATGTAGCAACAGCATATCAAAGCACAACAGCCGTACAAAGATTTAATGGTGACGGAAGTGATACAACATTTACATTAACAACAGCCGTAAGTTCTGTACAAGACGTTCTTGTATCTGTAGATGGTGTGGTGCAGGATACTGCCGCTTATACAATACCTGATGGTACAACTCTAACATTTACTGCTGCACCATCAAGTGGAACAGGCAACATATTCGTAAACTACCTAGCACCTCAAGCATCAACAGTAACACCTGCCGCTGAAAATAAAGGTAACTTTAAAGGTGGTGGATTGTTTAGAACAAATGCTCAATCATTGACAGCAGATATAACAATACTAGCTACAGAAAATGCTAACGTAACAGGACCTTTTACAGTTGCAAGTGGAGTAACACTTACAGTAGAATCAGGTGGAACATTGGTGACTATATGAGTACATTAAAAGTAGATACAATACAAAGTACAAGTGGTGGTAGAGCTACATTGACCAAACAAGAATGTTGCATTTCATGGTGGCAATATGATCAAGTTAATACTACAACAGATGGTAGCTTTAATGTGTCATCAATAAGTGATGATTCAACTGGGATATATACACCAACATTAACCAATTCACAATCTAGTATAACAGATAGATGTGTGCAGGTTTCAAGCAACCATGATGATGGAAATAGTTGGGCTAGACTTTCTTGTATACAACATGATGATGGTGGCACTTATTCAACAACAGCTATTTCAATTGAAGTATTTTATGCTTCTTATACTAAAGATGACAACCAACACAACTTTGGCACTGTATTTGGTGGTCTGGCATGAGTGAAATATTAACTAATAAACTTACAGGCACAACCACAGCAGGTTCAATTGCCGTAACAGGTGAAGGTAATTCTACCACGACTAATCTGCAACAGGGGTTAGCAAAGGCTTGGACACATTTTCAAGGAACAAGCACGGCTGCTCATGTAGATAGTAATAATTTTAACACAAGTTCTGTAGACGATGATGGAACAGGTGATTATGGATTACATTTTACAAATAATATGGGTAATGCAACTTACGCTGTAACTTTTGGATTAGATGACGATGGTTCGTCTAGTGTTGTACTAAATGCAGATACATCTAATGGAACTATGGCGGCAGGTAATTTTGATTTTGAAAGTTACTATGTGAATTCAACTAATAATAGAACAAATTATGACTACGCTAATATTTATATAGTAGTACACGGAGACTTAGCATAATGGCTTTTGGTAATTTAAAATTTGATACGCTGACAACTTCTGATGCTAAGAACACAAACACAGAAAAGTCTATTGATACAAGTTATGTTTTTAATGGAAGTGCGAAACAATGGGTGCTACTTCAAAGTAGTGGAAATTCTGTTACAGATTCATTTAACAATTCAAGTGTTGCAGATAATGGCACTGGTGATTACACTTTAACAAGGACTAATAATATGGCAAATGCAACTTACTGTGCGATTGGTAGTTCTGGCGACCCTCAAACTAGCCACAATGCTAGTTCAGATGTAGACGTGCAAACAACATCTGTGCATGATATAAGATGCGTTAATGATGCAGCAAATTCTACACAAGATATTCCAGATACAGTTAGTACAGTGCATGGAGAGGTAGCATGATAAAAACACCAGAGTTTCAAGGAACACATTTATGGGAAAGATTACATTGGGCGAAAGATAACTTAGAGAAAGTGCAATCAGATATACGAGTAGTATATGAAGACCCTGAAGATATGGACAACCCTGCAAAGATATTAGTTCCTGACCCTAATTGGATGGCTTGTGCATTACAGGGTGGCATACTACCACCTGTTGAAGTCTATTGGGAATTAGCAAAAGATGAAGCACAACCTAATTTTGAAAAACATACGAGAGGGTATTTGTTGCATAACACTAAACCTGTTGAAGCAATGACAGAAGAACAAGCAATAGAATACTTAATTAAAAAAGATATTCCACAACGTGTATGGCGAACATGGAATGAGGGCAACAAACCAAAGATGGTTATATGCCGAACACATCAACTGCCTGAACATCGTCAATGGCGAAATGCATGGCAAATAACCGATGATATAAAACTAGCAGCATAAAGGAGAACAATATGACAAGTTTTATCGTAGACAAGGATGGCAACCAGATTGATGCATCAACAGTTTCATCAAAGCCATCAGACCGACATTTTAGAAATGCTTGGGCGATTTCTGGTAAAGTTATAGCTGAAGACATGACTAAGGCTAAAGAAATATTTAAAGACAAGATAAGGGAAGTAAGAACACCTTTATTAGAAGCTGAAGATGTAGCATATATGAAAGCATTAGAAGCAGATGACGCTTCTGCTAAAACTGCAAGTGTTAATAAGAAGAAAGCATTGAGAGATGCACCTGCGGCAAAAGCTATTACAGATGCAGATACTATTGATAAGTTAAAAGCAGCGTGGGATACATCTGTACTTGGTGACAGCCCTTACGCATAAGGAGTAAACTATGGCTTTAACTAAAGTAAGAACGGCTGGTATTAGTGGAACTTTATCAGCAGATAATATGCCTGATGGTTCTTTGATAGAGTTGCACTCTGTATCCACAGGTGTAGCCGTTTCTGAAATTGCTTTTAATAGCACTTACATAACAACTGCTTATGATGATTACCTTATGATTGGAAAAGCTGTAACACCTGCTACAGATGGTGCTGAACCAATGATTAGTATTTCAATAGACAATGGTTCTAATTTCAATGTTGCTGTTGATAATGGTAGACATTATACCCAAATAACTGGTGCTAGTCATGGTGTAGAAGCAAATAGACATACCGCAGGGGAAATTCAAATAGGAACAGATTTAGGAAATGACGCTAATCAAGGTCATGTATTTCATGCACATTTTTTTAATCTTAATAATACAAGTTTTAATAAATATATGTTTTATCAATGTTGTGGCAAACATCAATCTGCCGAATATAAATGGGATGGTGGTGCAAATATAGAAACAACAAGTGCAATAAATTATTTAAAATTTCACTACAGCACTGGTAATGTTGCCGCAGGTTCAAGGGTAGCCTTGTATGGCATAAAGGGGAGTAATTTTTAAATGCCATACATAGGAAAATCACCACACTTTGGAGTAAGAAACAGATACATCTATCAAGCCACAGCAGGGCAAACCTCTTTCAGTGGATCAGATAGTAGTTCCCTAGTTCTATCATACAACGACAGTTTGTACATGGATGTGTATCAGAATGGTGTGCTGTTAAAACCCGGAACTGATTATACAGCGACAACAGGCACAACAGTTGTTCTTGTCACAGGTGCAAGTTTAAATGACGTAGTTGAGATGATTGTATATGATGTGTTCAGCGTAAACAATGCCTATACTAAAACTGAATCAGATACTCGTTATCCGTTCAAAGGCAACAACAGTATTATAAGATTAAATGGTCAAACTATATCAAATGATATTACAATAGATAGTGATGAGAATGGTCAAAGTGCAGGTCCTATAACACAAAATGCTACAGTTACTGTTAATGGTTATTGGAGTATCGTATGACAAGTCAATTAAATGTAGACACAATCGTAGACAAAGCAGGCAGTGGTGGTACAAATGTTAAGGTAGGCAATACATCTACTTATGTTTCAGATGGTGGTAATGTTACACAAAATCTTGTACAGGGAGTGCTAAAAGCATGGGTTAGAATAGATGGCACTGGAACTGCCGCTATTGATGATTCATTTAACTGTGGAAGTTTAACCGACAGTGGCACAGGAATTTTTTTCGTAACAAGAACTAATAATATGTTATCTGCTGATACTTATATTGTTACTGAAGGACAGTTTGTTAATTCTGTAAACACTAGTGGTGTAGATTGGTCTGTAACAACAACAGCAACAGTTCGTCTATCTGTTTTTGATACTAATTTAACAGATCGTGACCCTATGGGTTACAGTGTTGTAGGAGATTTAGCATAATGGCAAGTATACTAAAAGTAGATGCAGTTCAAACAACAACAGGAAAACCTCTTGTTAATAGCACTGGTTCTGTATTGCAAGTAAAACAAACTACCAAGACTGATGTTCAAAGCATACAAAGTACAACACTCTTAGAAATTGGAGATTTAAATCTTACGATTACACCTTCTTCAACTTCAAGTAAAATATTACTTATGGCTGCTCCTTCTTTAAGTGGTTATGGTCACTACGATGCTTTACTACAAAGAACTGTAGGTGGAACAGATACTGTTTTACTTAGAGGAGATCAAGTAGGTTCTAACAGGGCAAG